TTTGAGTGAGACGCATAATAATCTTGTGGTCTAACATCAGTAGAGTAGCCAAGTATGCGCCAATAATTCGTATTCGCGGTTGAAACCATCTTGAAGATGATATGCGTTCCTTTCGGCACAAGTTCCTTAGTCCAAAAGCACTTGTAGCTCGTGTTCGACTGAGCAGTAATAGTCCAAGTGGTATTGTCGTCAGTATTTGCAAACTGCGCACCGTTGAAATTACTTCTGCCATACAGTTTAGGAATAGACGTTTCACTCGGAAACCTCTCCTTTATAAACTCCACTTTCTCATCGTCAATCCTCGCGTCAACTGCCTCCACCTTCCCGTCCAGAGCCTCAATCGCACTCTGAACATCACCATCACCCAAGTCAGGGGTGGAGGTAAGGTCGTATTCAATATTATTCGCAGAAAAATCAAGATTGTCTATCTTTTCTTCCAATTCTTCGTTGATGGTCTGCTGATTCTTTAACTTGTTGTCGTCATATATCTGAGCCGCCTTGGCAACAGTCTGGTCTTCAGCCATCGAATTAAATGTTCCATATACGTTTATATTTGCCATAATCTAATATATTTTTATTGGTTCGATGTTATCGTAAAAGACATAGTGTGTGGCAATATCTTGTTAGTCGTTCGATAACAACGCAAATTACCAACTACCACACTACCATTCAGCGGAACCTCATATCCGCTTGATGTCACACCATCTATTGTAGCACTTGTGCATATCCACAAATAACCCATATCCGACAAGGCATATGTATATGTACCACTCGGGTCAAGCACATTGTGATGTTGTGGATTCACAAGCGATGATATATCAGACAACGTTGCATCGCCAAGACCTATGTACAAGTCACCAAGTATCTCAATCTGAATCTCACTCGGCAAGTCTAACTGATGGAATGTCAATTCCCCTATCATATAGTTCTTGTCAAGTCCGCGTTGCAACTTGATGTTCTGCGGTGTGTAGCCACTCATACAACAACAATATGTTTCCTTGTTGGCATAATAAGACTTTATCCACAATGCCCCATTTGTCATATAGTCCACAAACGCATCATGCTGCCGTCCGACATCTATCACACCGTCAGCATATCTTGTGGAAACCGCAAACACGACTTTTATGTCCGTGTTCTTGTAAACAACGACTGGATTCTGGTCGTCATCCAATGTCGTGACCATATAGTCCTCGGACTGGTTTCCAGCCCATTGCTCGTTGTATATGTTAACTGGCTCGCCTTTGTCAAACATTCCGTCAACTTTCAATATGCGGACACCATCAAATTTGTCAGTCACATCCGCATATAGTTCCGAACCACGTTTCACATAATATTTTTCAACAAGTCCGTTATTCTTCATAATCTCAACTCTTTATCAAATTGTCTTATCTTGGGAGTCAAACAGTAGTCACCAATTTCGACTTTGCACTTTTCAGAATATTTCAACACCGACACGGAACAAGTGTCATCTGCCTCCTCTATGTGCAATGTGCTTTCATCAAATAGATAAACCTGAACATTGTTATATCCATCGCAAAACAAATACACATTGCTTTTGCAACCGATATATAATATCGGGCATTTGCTTTTATTGACATTCAACGACAAGTCATCACAATAAAGATAGGCATTGACATCATCATTCACGAATGCAGTAGTGTCACGCAAGTCAACACACATCGAATATGAATATCCCTTGACACCATCCACATCATAGAACGTCCTCTTTCCGTTGATGTATTCACCAAATTCCTTTTTTATATATTCCTTCGACAATCCGTGTCCGTCATATGAATAAGTCATTACGTGTGGTAACGACTGTTGTTGCAACGCAAGTCGCATCAACGCTTCCTTGTCATGCATGGACTTTCGCCAATAACCCTTGTATTCGTCACAAAGGTTATTGACCAAAGCCTCTTTGTAGTATCTGAACATATCATTCACCATATCAACTTGTTTCTTGCAAAGTTATGAATTAATTTTTGAATACACAAAATTATATCAAAGAAACTTGAACGGCATTTCCACTTGGATTTGACCATCCAACCAATATGTTCTGTATCGCAACTTGTATCTGATAGCTGTTCTGCAATTCCAGCAACATCTGTGATTGCAAACCCATTGACAATACAGGGTCATAACCGACTACAACATCACGTATCTGCGTCATCAAGTCACTTTGAAGGTACACTTGTTGCGAAACTCCGTTCATATAGCTTTCCAAAGCAGAGGCAGTATCTTCTGTGATTCCCTGAATGCCTTGTTGTAATTGTGACAAGTCCTTGTTGGCACTTTCACCGAATTGATAGTATTGTCCGATTGTGTCTTTTAATTGTTGTGCTATTGCTTCACCTTCTCCTTTACGACCCAACATATAATCAGTTATTGCCTTTGTTGCGTCAATACTTGCTTGGTCAAGTCGCCCGTCAACTTCCTCAACTTTTGTCAATGCGGAATTTAAAAGACCATTTCTGAATGCCTCAACATCCTCTTTCGGAATCAAGTCGTATCTGGCATTGGTTGCCATCACCTTGGTGTTTTTGTATTTTTCCAACAATGCGTTCCAATATCCATCTTTAATCATCTGGTCTTTGATTTCCCTGTCAGACCTGTCACGTATCTCATCGTACTCACGCTGTGCATCAGCTTTTTCTTTCGCAATATCCTTCGTGTATGATTCCTCAATATCCTCAACACCCTTCAACACATTATCCCACCAACGTTGCATCACAGTGCTGACAATATATTTCATAATCATATTGTCTATCATCTCATCCCATTTCTCAGAGAACTTCTCCATTGCATCCTCGCCATTACGGAATGCCTCTATCATTGACGAAACCAGTTCCTCAGCCCAACTGCCAGCACCAGATATACCAAGCAAGTCGTTCACAACATCCTCACTTGAATTGTTAATCTCATTCCTTAAATCAATTATCTGTCCTTTCAAGTCAATTATCTTGTCTTGGTCACGTTTCTTCTTCTTGCGTGACTGCTCAAGCCTTAACTGACGTTCCAACTCAACCAACTGCAACTCCTTGTTGGCACGTATCGCATTTTGTGCGCCTATCGTAACCGCACCATAGGCATCTTCTGCAGTGTCCTCCAAGTTCTTTAACGTGTTCTGCAATTTCTTGACCTCACGCTCGGAACGTTGTATTGCTTTGTCTATTCCAGATTCCTTATTAAACCATTTAACCAATTTTGGTGCTAAGTCCATAACACCTGCTGCGACAGCACCCCATACGCCACCTTGGGCAAATCCTTGCGCAGCTGCTTGCAAGTTTCCAAGAATATCACTTGTCGCCTCTGTCGCATTTTGCAAGTCAATATTGTTTGATTCTTGCGCAATTTGGTTCAATGCGTTCACTGCATCCAATGCATATCCAAGGAAATCTGCCATTGAAGAAGCACGTTGACGCATTGCGGTCTCCGATTGATTCAACGTGGTAACTTGTTGTTGCGCAGCTTTGTTTTGCTTTTTTAGCACACCAAGTTTCTTATTCTCACTCTTTAATTCCTCTTCTTTTTTCTTATATGCGTCAGTTCCATATTCACCATTAGTTTTCATCTGCTCAAGTTGGTCTGACAAAACACTAACAATCTTTTGCTGGGTTTTAACCTCATCTTCTGCCTTTACCGCATTTTTCTCAATCTGTTTGCGTTGCTTTTGTAAACTTATATATTCCTTAAATTCTTTCTTGAAATTCTTAAATGGATTACGTTTAATCATCTGGTCACGCAGCTGCTGCTCGTATTCAGCAAGTTTCTTTAATTCAGACGGGTCTAAATCTGTCAGTTCCTGACGCATCTCACGAATCTTGTTAATCATCATAGTGAGCGTAGTCTCTGATGCATAATCAAGATTGTCAAACAACTCCAAGTAAGTTTCGCTTTCTTTAAACTCTTCAAAGTCGGTCTTTTGCTTTGATTCCTTTGCTGATTGTATTATCGCTTCACGTCTACGTTGGTAATCATAAGTGCTTTTTAACGCATCGGTATTATATACGTCATCAAGCGTTTTTAAATCGGAATATTTCTTTTCTTCTATCTTACGTATCTTATCCGCATAATCACCATGCTTTTGCAAGTATTGCTCATATGTTTTTTCCATATCGTCAAAGAACTTGCGATTCTTCTTCAACAAGTCCTCACGCAGTTTTTCAATTTCCTTAAACAATTGAGAATCTGGTGTAAGTTCTTGACGGATTTTGTCAAATGTGTCTTTGTCAAGAATGTTGAAATTCCGTGCGTTAAATTCTGTAAAATATTCATCAAGTCCTTTTTCTGGATTCATATTCACCCAATACGCTCTTATAGCACCATCAATTATGTCATTTACTTTATCCGTGTATTCACGTAAAGATTTCGGTGCATCCTTGAGCATATCCGTAATATCAACATTCATCATGCTTGACATCAAATCTGCAAGTTCAGGATTTTCTTCAACATCTAAAGATAATTCATATTCATTTGAAGCGAAATCTAAATTTTCTTTCAATGTTTTAAAAATGCCTTCCATACCCTTGATTTGAAGTTCCTCTCGCATCTTTGCAAGTTCTTCTTCAAGAGCTTTTATTGCTTCCCTCGTTGAACGACCTGAATTTTTTACTTTTTCAAGTTGCTGTGTGAAAAACTCAAATACATTTTGGTCATTCTTAAATTCTTTTGTTATTGGGTCTATTAAGTCGAACACACTAATTTCTTCCAAACCGTATTTTTTCAAGGATTTGTTTATGTCCTTGAATGTGTCTTCGTAGTTTGTGTACAAGACAGAAGCAATCATGTCGGGTGCAACACCAGACTTCCGCAACTTGTCATAAGACGAACGTAACTTGTCAACAAGACTGACCTCATCTTTCAGAGCCTTGGCTAATTCGTCTTCTTGTTGTTTCTGTTCACGTCTTCTTGCAGCTTCTTCTCGCTTTCTTCTCGCCTCTTCCTTTGCGGCTTCACGTTTACGCTCATTCTCGGCTCTTTTTGCTGCATTAATTCTATCACGTTCAGCTTTTTTATCTTCTGATTCTTTCTTACTTGACTTGCCACCTGCCTGAACTGCCTTGTTATATCTATTCCGTGCATCCGTTAGTTCTTTCTGAACTTTCAAATATTCATCAGAGCCTTTCTTTAATTGTGAAAGTCTTAATGTAAGTCGTTCTACGTCTTGCCAAGCTTGATTAGCCGCCTGGTCTGCTTCTTTTAGTCCTTCAAGAGCACTCTTTGGTGCTTCCCCTTCAGTATCAAACAATACGCCAATATTGATTTTGAGAAGATTGGCAAGGTTAACCCAACTTACAAGGTCATTATATGCGGATTGGTTGTTTGTTTTAAAAGACTGCAACCAATCCATAAATTGTTTTTTGACTTTTTCATCCATAAAGTTAAGACCCTTTGTGCCGTTTTCCGTCCACTTATTGTACATATCATCAAGGGCAACTTTATGGGTACGTTTAAGCCACTCCGTGAATCTTTGGAATGAAACACGGTTCTCATAATAAGTGTTATTAAAAATTTCGACTGCCTTTGCATATTTTTCCCGTTCGGAGCTGTCGGATAATTTTATTTCAGCATTAAGCCTTGCTTGGTATAAATCACGGATTTGCTTGTCTAATTCCCGTCTAAATTCAAAAGCCTCTTGTGAACCCATCTTTTCAGATTCAATGATGGACTTTGATGCTGAATCAACTATCTCCAAAGCTTTTTGTATTTGAGATTCAAAATCTTCAGGATTAAACATCTTCGATGTAAAATCAATAGTGGTAGAATCAAGAATCTCAACAATGGAATCCCTTGTGGTTTTTATTTCATTTTGGAACTCTTTTAGATTTCGATTGTAATCAATATAGTCATTAGCTGCAGAACCAGGTGATGTGTTTTTTGCGCGAGCCTCCATTATCATTTGTTCTAGCTCATAGATACCTCCATATCGTTCTTTTATCACACCCAATTGCTTGATATAGTCTTCGGTGTCAGACTTTAGTCCTTCACCGAACATTCCCCACCATCCTAAATCTTTCTCTACCTTAACGGCCTCATCACCCAACTCAGTCAATGTACCTTTTGCTTCCCGTATAAGTCTAGCATACTTAAATCCCTCACGCACTCTTTCATTTATATCAGCAATCTGTGTCAACTTTGCAATGAAATAGTCAGATGCGTTTGATGAGTTGGAAATCTCTTCACGGATTTCAGCCCATACCTTCCCAGCCTCTGACGCCTCTAAGTTGTTATATCCAATTATATCACCCTTGGCATTACGTTTGTATAACGAATTTTCCAACTCGCTATTTTTGTCAAGAAACTCATCAAGCGCCTTTGAACTTTCAGATGCCATATTTTTCATTTCTCTATTCATCTCAATAATGGCATCCTTATTAGCACCAATTTGTGCAAAAAGGTCAACGAGCATGAATGTAAGCAAAGTAAGCCAAGTTGCAGGACTAGTAAATGCTTGTTTCATTGCCAATCCTAATGACTTGAAAGCAAACGTGAGCTTTTTTCCTATCAATGTTTGCCATCCTAATACCGTTGATAATTTACCAGCCCGTAATAGAACTGCGGCTTGTGCTAACTTAAATAATGCAAAAGTACCAAGTAGAGCTTTGATTATTCTATCTATTGACTGCCAATGCGCAAATAATGTTTTAAGACCTTTTATCGGAGCAGCTATAAGACTTTGATTACTTTTACCTATATCATTAAGCATCGTGTTCCAAGCAAGTGTAAGGTTCGCCAACTGAATCTTCAAGGTACTTGCCATCTTTGACTGATAGTCAAAAAACCTACCACCTTCATCAGTCTCCTTGTTAATTACGGACACAACATCTGCATATGAAACAGCTTTGTGTTTCATTCTGTCATAAACCTCGCCAGTACTTACAATTCTACCTTCCAATTCAGAGTACCTGTCTGCAAGTTCTTTCACCAATGGAACACCAGCACGCATAAATGTCTTTGCCTGAATACTAGTCAAATAACCATATGTTTGTATTTGTCCTAGTGCGTATGTAAGTCTGTCAACTGGCTGACCAACTGCTGCTGATATATCTGCAAGTCTTCGTGTCGTGTCAACTACATCTTCTGCGGCGACACCATAAGCGACCAACTGACGAGCAGCCTCGCCCAATTCAATAGTTGTAAATGGGGAGTTCATTGCCATCTGATTCAATTGGTTGAAGATTTCATGTCCTCTTTGTGCAGAATCTGTCAACACACTAATGGAACGTTCCAAGGCTTCATATTGACCTCTAATCTCAATGATTTGCTTAACAAACCCAGTTGTTGCGCCTACGGATAAATAAAAAGCAAGACGGTTCCTGATATATGCGAATGACCTTGATAAGGCATCATTTGAACGAGCATATCTATTATTGGTGGCCATCGCCTCTTGTTGTTGTTTTTGCAATCTTTGTAGCTCTGCATTCACTTTACGAATCTCACCATATTGTGTGTCTAGATTCAAGTTTGCGCGATAAGCCGTTAATTGTTGTATCTTGTATGATATATTGTCAAGAGTCTTCTCATCAAGACCCATAATTTGCCTCAAACTCATAGGTCTTGACATTTCTTTCTTTAGATTTCTTACAGCGAGTTCGGTTTCGGAAATAGTCGCTTTGAGAGTCATCCCCCAATCACTATTACGTTGTTCGGCATTCATTCTACTATAAGCATCTCTAAGCTGGCTTAACATCTTTTGAAGCCTCTTGTAAGAGCAAGTGGCATCATTAGCCATAACAACTTCCCTGGATTCAATGTTTAACAAATCAGCAACGACATCACGTAGTGTTTTATATTCTTTTTTTGCGTTTAAGCCTGTTTGAGCGAGTCTATTTAGTGCATTACTAACTTCAATGGCACTTTGTTTGAATCTTTGTGCTTCAGCGGTTTGCCCGGAACCATTTTGTCTCATTATCTCATATGCGTTATTCAAATCGCGCATTGCTTGTTTGAGCCTGTCATAACTATTAGGGTCGACTTTACCGCCAAGCCAATCTCTTTGAGCCGCTACACCACGATTATATATTTCTTGTTGTGTTCTTGTAAGATTGACTTGTTGTTCTTTTTGTTGAGTTGTCTTTTCCTCAGTTGCATAATGAGATTTTGTGAGTTGTTCCTCTTGCTTCATTATCTGCAATAATTGGTCTTCAATACTCAATTCATTGCTTTTCAGGACGGTGTAATTTGTTGACTGATATTTTGATGGTATTGACACCAAACCTCTTTCCTGAAATTCCTTCGATTCACGGATGGCTTGTGCTTGTTTTTTTATTTCCTCCGTGTGTTTTTGTGCGGCAGTTGCTTGTTGTTGCGAGAATTGCACATCTTGTCTTTTCACGCCAAGCATCTCTTGTATTTTATTGTATATTGTATTATATTCCTGACGCAACATTTCCGCCCATTGCTTATCTTCCTGTTCAATCCTTTTTACGCCAAGAGTCTGCTGTTCGGTAAGATTACGTAGTTGTTGTTCAAGCCTTGCTATTTCTTGTTCATTTGCCAATCTAACAAATTTGTCAGCACCTCCTCTTATCTGATTTTTAAGCTCTTCAATTCTTTCTTTTGTTGAAATAATTTGCTTTTCCCATCTTTGAAATTCTGCGTATTGCTTATAAAATGATGTATTCTCTACACTTTTTAATGTAATCTGTAAATCAGTTGCTTGTTCCCGTAAAGCTTTTAAATTGGTTTCCAAAGAAGTATTCTTTGTCACCTTTTGTTGTGCCTGAGCCATCTGGTCATAAGTTGCAGTGGTTTCTTTTATCGCATCTTTTTCTTTCTTTGCAGCTTCAGTTCTCGCACCGCTTTGTTTCTCGACATTTGTTGAGACAGCACCAAGTTTGCCAAATGACTTAATCATGTCAGATATGCCATCATCAAATGATTTAGCCATTTTGTTAGTTGATTCCTCAACTTTTTTCACAAGTTCATCTATTGAGTTCCTTAATGCGGAATCATCAAGTTTTCCTAATATTATGACGTTTCCATCAGAATTTGCCATATCTAAATATTTTTATCGTTTGAAATTCAATGTTTTTTCTTCCTTACAGGAATTTCGTATTCTTCACCTTCGGCAAGGTCTGGAATGTCAAAGTTACCAATAAAGTTATCAAGGGATTGCTGAGCCTTCAAAGCTTCTTTGTAGTTTTCCCAAGCCTTCTTGTCCTTGCCTTTAAGGTATTTGGTGTGGGTGTTGTCAACGGACATGAACTGAATCTGTGCTATACTCAGATTGTACATATAATCCGACAACGTGTATTGTGTGAAAGTCCTTATGAAGTCACTTGCGTCTGCAATGACAGTGCTTCCATAAACTGTGATGCTGTCTCCGCTGACTTCTTCTTCCTCGTCAAGAGCGAATCCGTAAGCGTACTCACCGATTTTTTGAGTAAAAAAAAACCAGACAAGTCTATGCTTTTTATAGCCCCAAGTATTATGGCAGCCCATTGCCCTACATCGAAAGTACTTTCCATTACATACATCTTCGCTTTCTGAATCAACTTGTCATTTCTTGACATATATTCACCAAAGTCGTCAATCTTGTCGCCATCACTTGTAAACATGTGGTTGCATAGGATTATCGCTACTATCTCACACATCGCATCCAAGTCCGTACACAATGCAGTCACCAACTTATTGTCATCGTCCATTTCCTCGTTTTCTTTCATCGCAAGTGCCAACTTGCAAATTCTGAACAAAGAATAATATCTCATGTTCTTGACTGCAAATTCCTTTTCACCAAGCCTGACGAGTGACGGACAGTCATTCAATACATCAACAATGTCTTTCTTAACATCCAAACTGAAATCTTTCAATTCGTCATCGTTATTAACATTGTCTTGCAGTGTTTCTTCTATTTCTTGTTTCTTTTTCATATTTTCGTGAACTTTGTTTTATGATAAATTATAAAAAATGCTTTTATTCGTTGTTTTAATGCGTTCTCATAAACAAAAGGGCATGCTATGGGCAATTTACCCACACCATGCCCCAAAGTTCACGAGAAACGTTTATATGCGTTTTTGCCTTATCCGAGTATTACGAATCCCAATCAATCCTTATTGACTTTATCACGACCCTGTCAAAATCACGTGACGATTGATATGTTCGCCAATTGTCCAAATAAATATATCCGACCATAGGGTCTGAAATCCGTGGCAAGTTAACCATCAAGTCTACTCTATTGTTTTCGTCATCCAAGAATATACCTTGGAGTGAACCCGTTATTGACGACCCTATAATGCAATCAATGATATATGGATGGTCTGAATATCCATCTACTGAATATTCTATTTCACAAACGAAATGACTATTCTCATCGACAGGATTACATGACTCACTTAAATCAATTCTAATATTAGTATTTGGATTCAAGTAGTGTGGAAGACTTGGAACAGTACCCGAAATCTTACCCGAATAAGGCGTTATCCGTTTTTTTCACCCACAATCTTGTACATGTGGTCGTTGTTAGACGCATCAGTATATACAAGTGCGGTGATTGTAACGTTGTAGTTGAGCGCGCCATCAGCATCCTTCTTCAAAGTACCGATGGTCAGTCCACGGAAGATAACGAGTGACTTGTAGCCACGTCCGAAATCAAGCTTCCACTCATGCTCACTTGTGTATGCGTTTGCAGCACCTTCATAAGATTCCTCAACGGTTGCTGATGCAGCAGTAACCGTACCACCGAACAATGCGGTAAGCTCAGAAAGCTCATAGTTAGCAAGCTCGAACGTCATAGTCACAGGATTGCCATCATAGAAGATGTCAAACGGACTGTCATAAAATTCAGCCTCAATTTCGGTGCTTTCTGGGTCGTCCTGAGAAATAGCAAGACCCTTGAGAACTCCCATCAGTTTGGTGTACTCACCTTCAGTTGCACCAACCTCACGATAACCCAATGCGATAGGTTTTACAGTTGTCTTTTTTGCCATAGCTTTTAATATTAATATTAAAGTTTTAAATTATTATCTCAAATTCCATCGTGCCTTCCAATATCGCATTTGACGAACGATAGCATTTCAGATTCCCTATAGTAATAGGCTCTTCCATCGGAACGTCAATCTCACTTGAAACCACTTTGGATATTACATTTGTCGTACACAACCACAAATAATGTGTATCAGGAAAGGCTATCATATAATCGCCTGTCGGCTCATCTATGTTAAAATGCTGAACATTGACAAGATTTTCTACGGAGGACTCATCAACCAATTCAGCGCCACCCAATCCTATATACAAGTCGCCTAAATAAGCAACATCAACATCATCATTCTTGTATACGACAAAAGAATTAATAAGAACATGGAATGGATTATCCTTATTGTTGGCATAGTAATCATCAGTTGATATCAACGAATCTTCTTCTATGGAATATCCATCGTCACCAACTTTGTCATTCCAATTTCTTATGATTGCGTTTATAGCATTCTCAAATGCATTGAACTTGTTCTTATTAAGTCTGCCCCTTGACTTTGGCGGTATGTAAGCCTCCACATAGACCCTAGACCAAATATAAGCATTCCCACTAAACTCACTTTCGTCATTGATAGAGCCAACACGTAACACAATGAAACCGTCCATAGCATCACTTTCAGTCAATTCCTGAGGACATTCCATCTTATACACATTCTTTGTAGCGACATCATAAAACATCGAGTACAAGAAATCATATATCTTTATACGTGAATTGTCTATCATTTGTCAAAAAAATTATTAATAAGTAGGTGCGTTAATTTCAAAGGTAACAACGCATGGAGAACTTAGCGTCCGCTTTATTTGGTCATACTCTTGTGAAATCACACGAAAAAGGACTCCTCTTGGTGTAGAACCTAATTCAAGATATGCACCATAAGGTGCAACCGCAGCAAAGATTATTTCCCATCCGCTCTTGACTGTTGGCTCATATTCATTAACAAACGCTTCAGCTAGTCCACGCCCATCAACACTAACACGGCTTTCTTTCTTGCCCCATGCGTGAAGAAATGATTTATCTCTTGCTTGACCACCTCCATAAAATCCATAAGAGCGCTGTTCACCATTGTAGTATAAAGCCCAACATAAACTGTCTTGCAAGTTGTATGTGTCATTCTTGAAATCATGTGTCTTTGCCATCTTGTTCATTTCTTGAACGGCATAGTCTTCAAGTAACTTCGTTTGCTTTACAACAACGGCATTACTCCATGATTTTCTGAACACCTCTGCGTTGAACTTAGTTGTAACGTATTTCATCAATCTCACCAAGTGTTTCGTGTTGCGTGTATGCTTACACCGCCAAGCTGACTCGGCTCTGCGTTGTCAACGACAAGACTGAACGTGTTGCCGTATTCAGTAACAGAAATCCTGTCACCTTTCCGTGGCACAATCCATTGACCTTCGGTGTCCTTGGTAAGCGGAATCGAGATGATGTAGGAAGAAGACTGCAACGTACTGCCTATTTCATCAGTAACCATATGCTCGTCCATCATACCCTCATAGAGTATTGTTTCCTCGTCATCATCGTCACCACTACCTTGAATGACACGATATATGACACCTTGGTACGGATATTCCGATATTTCATTTTTTGTCTTGTCAATCATAATTTCAGAACGTCAACAATAGGTACTTGTCTTATTTTACGTTTAGTGTTTTCAAGAATAGCCGCATTCTCATCATCATATTTCTTATATATCTGAATCGCATAGGCTATCTTCTTATCTTGATAAAAATCCTGTTCCTGCCCTATGGTCTTTTGATAACCATTGTGGCTCTGACTTAATGATGAAGTATTAGAAGGACTAAGCAAAACTGCGGTGAAGATGATGTCAGCTTTCATCAGTTCTTTCTGACGCTCCGTGATGGTGTCGCCATAAAAATCCTCCGATGGGTCACATCCCCTGTCCAATGCGATAGTCATCAACGTGTCCTCGTTGAAACTATATCGTGTTCGTGCTTTTAGCCATTCTAATACTGTCATCGCTTACAAGATTTATCAGATTTTATTATGAAAACAAAAAACGTTGCTTTGTGTTTACTATCCTGCGGTCTGCGTGTCTACACATACATGGTATGTGGACTCGTTCAGAACTGGAGCATAACGTCCGATAACGTCCGTGTGATATGATTTCAGCATACCATTCGGTGTAACCTTGTTGATTACATACAAGAAGTTCTGAATCTTCGCAAGAGAGAACTGGATTGCAGGGTTAATCTCTCCACTTTGCATCAACTGAACATCGGCAGTCTTTGCGTGAACAATCACACCAGCGTTGCCAAGCGGACGAAGAACAGCTACATTCGGTTTCCATCCTTTGACAGTCGTTGTGGTAGTGATGTCTTGTACTGTCTGAGATTCCTTGACAATCATAATCGGGGAAATCTTAGATACACTTGAACGTGAATAAGCGACAAGCTGCTCCCAAGTGATTATGTTAGTGTCAACCGAACTTGCCCCATTGTTGATGATGACAACCTTGTCAGGTGCATAAAGACGGATGAAACGATTCACCTCAGCGATAAAATAAGTGTTCTTCAAGAGAACGTTCACAACCATATCGTAAGGGATGTTCCATACAAATGGAGTGTCCTCAGGAATGTTGTTCGCTACCTTGAAATCGTACTCAATCTTCTGCATCTGTGACGGAATATCACAAGTTGCGTCATTCCACACCTTTGTACCAGCATTCTTAAAGTTGGCGGTAGGAATGTAAGCACTTTGAACAGTTCTCACACCGCTGAATCCCATTGTGTTTGCATTTGTGTATGCACCACCATAGGAAAGAACTTGTGCTGCCATATGTGAAAGACGGTAGTTGTGTGACTTAACCAAGTCGGCAACTCCACGAACAAATCCTGTCACAAGGTTCTGGTCTGTTGCATTGAGTTCTTGCAGACGTGCCTGAAGCTCAAGTTTGGACATCGAAGTTTCAAAAAGTCCTTTACCATATTGGTAGATTGAGCCTGTCTTTGCCTCCCAACCTTCGTTGTCAAGTTGTGCGGTTTCGGAAAGCGGTGCCATAGCATCAGCCATAGGAACTGTTCTCACAGTCTTTTGGTTGACAGTCCACGCAGGGTTCTTTTTCAGGTCGCCAAGGTCAATGTCGTACTCGTTACCCTCAACAACGAAATGCTCTTGCCAAAAGAACGAGTTTGACTCGATTTCAATCGTGTTGTCTATGAGCGTTTGGAGGAAACCTGTGTTCGTTCCGTCCATAAATCCCTTCTGATAGAGTTTTTCTATCGCCTCATCGGGAGTCCATTGGTATTTATATGCATTTGCCATAATCTAATTTCCTCCTTTCTTTAAATCCAAAAAATTCCGTCAATGTAAGAGCGGTTCTTGTTAAGAACGTATTGTGGCAGCGGCTGCATACGTGCAATCCAAGCCTGTTTGTTATAAACGGCAGAAACACTATAATTAGCATTCTCAAGCCCATATCCTTGGGTAGGCATAAGGTCTCTGTCAGCTTCGTTAAAGACATTCGGGTTTGGCACAAGGACTGTTGCCTCTGCGCTTGCCGCAGTACCACTTGCCTCGACAAGGATGTCATTGGCAGACAGTGTTCCAAGAGCTGTGTCTACAACTACCACGAATTGTGCATTCGTCTCATCGTATGTTACAGATGTCACCTTACCCGACTGTCCTGTACCAGTTGCTGCAGTTGGTGCTTTCATCAAAAGTTGTCCTACCTCTGGGGCATCAGAATATCCATCAGCCTTAACGTTGATAGTCGTACCACTTGCAGATTTGACTGCAAAAGAGCGGAAAATCAGCATATCCTGACCTGGGGTGTATTGCAAAAGCTGTGCAGCCCAAAGATGCCCAAATCCTTTATTTGGGTTGCCAATAGTTCCCCCAAGGAGGATATTGTTTCTCTGCTCACCATTGCTATCCTTTACCCAAACAAACTTTCCGCCACGAACCTTTTTTGCGGTCTCGTAAAAATACGCTAAATTTGTTACTTGCATAATAGCTTATTTTTTTATAGTTTTAAATTTTCACTTTTGGTATTGAGTTGAGAAATTCCTCGTCACGTTTTCTTGTCACTTGTGGGGCAAGTGGCTTGATATCGCCAATTGACTCCCTAAAGATGTCTTGGAAACGTGCGGTCAATTTCTTTGCCTGTTCCTCACTCGTTTCTTCTAGATTAACAACGAAATCAGCCGCATAACTTTCAAGTGACTTATGTAAGTCGTTACGGACGCTTCGTTTCGCTATTGACATCACCTCCTTGAACTTCTCCGAAAGACGTTGCTCGTTTTCAAACTTTTCAAGTCTATCAAGCTTGTCTTTCAGTTCTTGTGGAATAGGAGGTAAGATTGGGGTTTGAACGTCGACCTCCTTATTCTGGCTAGGTGTGCCAAGTCTTTTGTTCAACTCTGCTATCTGACGTTTTAACTCGCTTTCACGGGTCTCATAGGCTTTCACCTTTGCCGTTATACCTTTTGACGTGGCTGAAAAAGCCGTGTTCAGATTGAATTGCAAGTCATTAAGGACTCCATCACTCTCAAAAGTAACATCGTCAGCATATTTCTTTGAGAAGAAATCAGCAAACTTTTCCTTAAAATCATCAGTCAGGGTTTCCGTTGTGTAACTTTTCTCGTTACAATAATCGTTTACTTTCTGTAAAACATCTTCCTTTGTCATTGTTTTCTACAATTTTAGGGTTAATAAGAAATAAAATTTTTGCAAAAATAATTTCATTTATACATAATTAAATTACATTTCATTTACTTGTTATTTACTTTCTTATTTTCTTATCAAGAAAAGTGAAAAAACTTACAAAAATAATAATGTGTTGTAGTTAACTTTGCAAAAGAATAAGGTTTGAATATATGAAAAAGAAAAAGAACGACATAGTACTCGCACCATTGGAAGAGGGAAACCAAAGAAAGGCAATCCGTTCCAATGCTGACATCGTTTGTTTTACTGGTGGAACAGGCGGTGGAAAGTCTTATGCGTTATATTATGCCCCAATACAATACCTTGCGGAGAACGACAATGCGAAGATTGTTTGTTTCATGCGTAACGTGTCAGACTTCTGGGGGGCTGGAAAAGTGAACGACACACTAAAGAAAATGTACCCATTGATAGACAGGTCAGTCAAGAAACAACCGCATGACCCTATTGGCGAGATAATCAGAAACCAAGTGGATATGGGTATGAAGTTGTACAATGGAAGTGAACTGAAATTCCAACAACTTGACAATGAAAGTCCTGTCGTGATTGATAAGATAGTCAAAGGTTTACAAGCAAAGAAACTTATCTTTGATGAGTGCAACAAATTTCAATGGAGAACTATCACGTCTTTCTTTCCCCGTCTTCGTTCAGATTCAAGTGGAAAAGCGCAAATATTCTTGGCACAGAATCCAGAACGTGAATGTTTTTTGCGTAAGTTGTGTGGAAAAGGAGAACATGGCGGCGGTTGGATAAACGATGATGGCACAATCGACAAGTCAATGGATGGCGTCGTTATGTTTTTCAATATGCAAGAAGGAGATTTGGATAAGACATATTTCGGAAGGACAAAACGTGAGGTCTATATGAAATGCAAAGACCATATTGATGCACTTGTAGCACAAGACCCTGATATGTCCTATGAGGACTTTATCCTATCAATGGTTTTCTTTACGTTTGATGTTCGTGACAACAAGAAGATGTTGGCGAAAAACAAAGGTTATCGTGGACTTGCCGCCAACTCGGTCAGTGCATCAAGTGCTTATAGTGTCAATTGGAATTATTCATTGGAAGATGAAGAGCCTGATGAAGAGGACATGACCAACATACAAGTCAGTCCGATGGATATAGAACGTATGTTCAAGCCAATCAGACAAGAATATGACACCGTTGTTTTGAAACGATTTATGACGGTGGACATGGCTACAACTGGCTTTGATAATCTTGTTATGAAATATTGGGAATTGTGGTCGCACTATGGATATGTATGCCGTGATATATATTACTCAATCAAGAACACGAACAAAGAGGCAATCATGATGATTAACAATTTTGCAAGGAAACACGACTTGCAACAACGTGAAATCATTCTTGACGTGCAAGGATTCGGGTTCTTGAAAGACTGTTATCCAAAAGGATTGTTTTTCAGCGGTGCTGGTCAGACATCGCGGAGAAGCAAGAACCAATATCGTAGTATGAAAGACGAAGCGACACATCTTGCTATGGAGATGATAAAGTCAGGACTTATACACTATGAACCACGTCTTGCAACGATGAGATATATGCATCAACATATGCGTGCTATTGGTGCGACAACAATCTTGAAACACATGATTTTTGAAAGCAAGATATTTCAATTCGGAAAGACACCAAATGGAAGAATATGCGTCATCGGTAAAGAGCAAATGAAACAATTCCTGAAAGGAATGTCGCCCGACTTGACTGACAATGTTATTATGCTTTGTGGCGCGACTTGTTATGATTGCTATCGTATGCTTAGGGATGATGCAGGTATGGTCAAAAGAAACATAAGTGATGATGAAATGTTGGGTATGCTCAATGTCGATGACGAAGAGAATGCTGTAAAGCAAAAAATGCGTATCCATCATTCAACAAGAATCGAAAATATAATGAATAAATTAAGTATGATATGAACGTAGAACGGAACATCAATTGGTTTTTGGATGAGCCAACAAGGCTGACGGTCATGAAACCTTTCACAAGAGGTGGTGAGAAAAAGCCACACGGATGGGAATCTGCTGCTATCTCAAACAATTCGTTTCTGAATACAGGATTCTCACAATTGGAACTTATGCCTATATCGCAAGACTTGTATCTTACCGAATATAGACCAGACTTGCATCATATCATCTTGAACAAGGCTATCCCAAAAATCAAGGTGGTATATAACGGAATGAATCTCGGCTTTGATGAAATCACGCAAACCGCATCATTTCAAAAACTTATTCACGCAGCACACGTAAGAAACCTTACTGCGAATCCATTGGAGTTCAGTCTTTGCAATCAAAAGAATGATGATGATGAGAAAGATGGCTTTAATTTCGTAAAGCAAGAATGGGTTTGGCGCAGTTGCGAATGGGCAAAATATCAAGCAATTTCAACTTGTAAGAAAGTCGGTAATGTCGGCGTGTTGTTTAGTTTTGACAGTCAACGGAGAAAATACGAAATCACAACTTATAGCTATGAAGACGGCTATCAGATTATCCCGAACTATGATGAATACGGACATGAGATAGCACGTTCTTTGGTGTACAAGATAGATAGCGGAATCGTGATTGACACATACGACAACACCAAGCATTATCGTTGTAAGATGGCTAACAATGGATGGGAAATACAAAGTGAACTACATGGATTCCCGATTTGTCCATTGCTACACAAACGTGGTCTTCCAGCATGGGAGTATGCCCAATCAAGCATCGAAATGTGGGAGATTATGGCAAATATACAAGATATTGCATTGAAACGTTTCGGAACATTCGCATTGGTATTGATTGGTGAGATGGATGAGGATTCTTTTAAACGTGATTCAAGCACACTTGTAATCAACCTTTCAAGCGACAACACCAATGGAAAACAAGATGCAAAGGTTTTGAATTTCCCTGAACCTCAGACAATGGACGGATATCTGAAGACATTGGAAGAGAAGATTTCACTTTTCAGCTCAACATCTTTCATCACACCAAAGGATATCACAACATCAAACAGCGGTGGAAACGGAATCGCATTGGCTATGTCAAATGACTATGCGTTGGCAACTCAGAGTGCTATGGATTGGCAAAAGTTTGTCAATGACATGGTATATCTGCATCAATGCGGACTTGAACTTGAAACAGGAATCAAGTATTCAGACTTAAAAATCGGAGTCAAGATTGTTCCATGGTCACTTGAGACAAACACTACAAAGATTACCAATCTGGCTATGGAGGCTAAATGGTTGAGTACTCAGACAATCATTGAGAAATCGCCAGATGCCGCCCCTGACGAAACTGAACGCGTAATCAAGGAACGTGGTGCTTTGGTAGGTGTTGATTCACAGCAGATTGATTCCAATGCCGCAACCGCAAACAACATAGCTCGTAACTCAAGCAACGAAATCGTTGATAATGTAGAAACTGAAACTGTTGATTTGGTAGAGCCTTCAATTCTTAATTCTTGATTTGCTGATGGATTGGAACACGATTATAATGAGCTTACTTGGTGCTTTGACAGGCGGAGGTCTTACTTGGCTTTTCACGATAGGTGCGTCCAAACGCAAGGCGAATGGTGAGGCACAACAAGTCGAAGTGGACGCTTGGAAAAGTATGCAAGATGTTTATCAGCAAACCATTGAGGACTTGAACAAATATTGCGAGGACTTGCGTAGTGACAGGGCGCATCTCCGTGAGGACAGGGATTTGTTACGAAAAGAAAATGATGATTTGCGGAAAAAGTATAATGAGATGGAAAATGAGATTTCTGCATTGAAAAGCACTGTGGCGAAACAAGGCAGGAAGATAGAGGCATTATTACCATTCACTTGTGCGGTAATCGGTTGTACGAACCGAACAAACGTGGATGTGAGTGGTGTTGAAATAGAAGATAAACCTAAACAATTATTAGAAAACAAAAATGGAACAGCGATTGAATAATACCAAAGTGGTGATTTTAGGAACGGCTCACGGTAGTAATGTTGCTGGCAAACGTTCTCCAGATGGGCGATTCCGTGAATACAAGTTCAGCCGTGATGTGATTCAGATGATTAAACCAAAGTTGGAAGCAATGGGCTACATCGTCTATATTGATATAATAGCAGATGTTGTACCGTTGCCACAATCAAGCGAATTGAAGAGACGAGTTCAGATTGTCAACGAGATTTGCAAAAAACACGGAACTGCAAATTGTATCTATGTGTCAATACATAATGATGCCGCTGGAAACGGACGGGAATGGCACAATGCGAAAGGGTTCTCGGTTCACGTAAGCATTGTCGGGTCTGAAAAGTCAAAGAAACTTGCAAAGATTTTCACAAGCAATGCAATCAGGGATGACCTTTGTGGAAACCGCTCAATTCCGACTTGTAAGTATCACTCAAGTAATTTCTATGTGTTGAACAACACGATATGCCCTGCGGTGCTGACGGAGAATCTCTTCCAAGACAGCAAGGAAGATGTGGATTTCTTGTTAAGTGACAAAGGCAAGAATGCGATTGTGAACTTACACGTTAATTCTATCAACGAATATTTCAGAACACTTTGACGATGGAAAGAATGAACATAGCATCAAGGATAATGGTAGTGGTGTTTATCATCACTACTATTATTTCTTTCATAAATTGCACTACAAAGCGTGAAATCATCACGGAGACACACACGGACACCATATACAATAAAACGAACGACACGTTGATTGTAATACATAATAAGGTAGATACGATACGTGACTATCAGATTATCCAGAAGACTGACACAATACGTGATATTCAGACAAGAGTGATTACATTGAAAGAGAGTGGTGACACAATACGTGAGGTGGTTCAGAACAACGTATATCATTACGTTTATCAGAAAGATTCCACCGACAAATACAAAAGCAAGATTGATTCTTTACAAAAGAGCATATCGCAACTACTTCAAGAAAAAGAGAAAATCCAAAACTCAAAAGATAAGGAAGTGGTGAAAGAGAAAAAGGACTATTTGGGATATATTACCTTTTTTGTGTTCATCATAGGACTTGCTTGCATCGCTTTCTTCGCTTATAAATTATTTAAATTTCTGAAATGACATGAACAATCAAAACGGACTGAATCTTGTGTTTCCGATTTACTATGATGATACGAATGGAAATCGTCAGCCATTCCACAACATAGTATTAAGGAAAGCGACCTACGACAATGTGATTATGTCGTTGGGCAGAAATATTACTGGTGATTTTGTGTGGATTGACAATAAACTGCAATTCACGATGAAAGAGTATGTGATATTTGAGGATGTCAAATACTATATCGTCAATCCACCTACTGTGACAAGGAACGGACTGGTCAAGGATAATTCCGACACAAAGGGAGCTACAAGATATTCAGTCACGTTCTATCATCCTGAATATATGTTAGGTGCTTTTCCTTTCTCCGATATTGCGGTGGAAGAAAGTCAGGAAAAGTATCTTTCCCAAAACAAGATATTTTCGTGGATTGGCAATCTTACTGACTATGTTGCGAAACTCAATGCGAATCTAATGGAAACTGAATGGATTTGCAGAATTGACGATTCCGTAACGCAAGAAAAGAGAAAGACATTAAGTGAAGTTCTTGCTTTTGACAACAACTTTGTAAGTGATGCGTTAAAGACTGGATATGAAACGTGGGAAGTGCCTTTTGTCGTAAGTATGCTTGATGTCAATGACGAAGACTATGCCAACGGGAAACGTTATCTTATTCAATGGGGATATCCAAGCAAGGAAATCACGTCCACAATATCAAAGACGATTTATTGCGGTCATGAAGCCCCGACTAGCGGTGTTTACTATTTTGAAGAACCGGTAAGATTATTCAAGGGAGATTCAATCGTTGTCACACCACAAGGCCAAGCCTATGAAGGTCTTATATTGAACTCCAACTTGGAATACATTGCAAATTCAAGATATACAGCAACAGAAACTACCGAAATCTACGTTGCGATTGGTGGAGATTCTGGCAATGTGACATATACACAAGATGGTGCGTACTTGTTCAGGTTTGGCAAAGGGGTCGGATTGAAAAACAACTCAACGACACCAAAAGGAAACAAGATAGTAACAAGACTGAGCGGATATGGAAGTGAAAGAAATATTCCTTATGGTTATCCTCAGATTCCTTGGGTTGGAAATCCAGATTGGACTGACACGAAGAACAATCCGAACGACCCAGATTCTTATCCTATCTACAAAGGCATTGTCGGCGGTCAATATGTGCAACTAATCAAGCACCCATTTACACGCACACATCTCATGCCAAGCATCTATCGTGAACGAGTGAATAAGAAAGTCAATCCCTATGCGGATGGCTATAATCCAGACATTGAAATCATTGACTATTATGATGCACCAAGCACTTATCCGAATCCGATAAATGTTTCTGCACCAAGTTATGAAACGCATGAATTTGAAGATGTTTATCCAAGACTTTGGTCTGATGGCGAGAAAACATTAGTTGATGTACAGCCTTATGACAATCAGAATGAAGACGAATATCTTACAATGCATGAGTTCGCTTTAAGAATTAATGCGGCGAAATCTGTTGCTGACAAGGCACATAACTTAAAAGAGATTCATCTTTTAGACAGGATATATTCTGCCGTCCAAAACGGTGAGACAATGGACGATATCACAGGTGGCGGCACTAATCCGCACTCCGCAAAGATAGAATATGATTCTGATGAAAAGACGTGGGCATTTATCAATCATACGTCTTCTGTTGTAAATTTCACGTATAAAGTCCTTCGTAAAAGTTCTGCACCAGCAGTTATTTGGGATGACACAATGGATGATGACGGAAATTATCTTCAAAGTTATTTCAAAATCACATTGCCGCCATTGGGATTTGACTTGTATGCTTGTGCAAGCATAACTGAACAAATGGATATCAATATGCGAAGTGGTGCTTGTCTTGGGTGTACGTTCACGATACAATGTGATTGGGAAGACTATAAGAATGTTTTTTGGGATGATGATGGAAACTTTGACCCAAGTGGTGCAAAACGACAAGCACGAATTGACGATTATCCCGACAGTACCAGCCAGTC